GGGGGGGGGGGGTCAGCAGCATATACCATGAAAATCCGTGGAGGATGTGAGGGCGGTGGAAAGGGCGCACTTGTGCAAGAAGAACTTTCCGCAACGCTGGCAACTCATCAAGACCAAACGCTTTTTGAAAGCCACGGGTGCTTCCCAATAAACACAATGCTTGCGACGCGGTACAAAGCCCTTGGTCGAGGAACGGGACTTGGTATCGGCAACGATGGCGACCCGCAGTATACGATAACAAAAGGACATGAACACGCAGTAGCGTATAGCGTTGGCGATGCACCGGACACGGCCTTTGCAAATGCCGGGGATATGGTAGCAAGAACGCTGACCGCTCGTGCAGACGGAAGCCCGATGATTGACCGAGGCCCGAACATTGTAACACAGAAAGGAAAGTAGATGCAGAGGTACAAGGTGGTTGTCGTCTGTTGCACCGCCGACGAAACGGATGTACACACGATCCGCGTCAACGGCTGGGGCGAGAGCGAAGCAGAGTACAACGCCCGCTGCAAAATCCAAAAGTTCCACCGTCACGAGTATGAAAAGATTACTGTGACGAGGATAGAAAAAATCAAATAGGAGGTCGAGAATGTGCTGTATGGAAAAGCAATCGAGGTTTTGATAAAGGTTTCGGGAGCGAGATTCGCACCAGCACCAATGCCACCGAGAGAAGAAATCGAAGAAGCGATTCAGACCGTGGCAGGCATGGCAACGGTTCAGGCTTGCCCGAAGTATGCGCTTCACGCCGCGCTGTGGTGGCTGGCGGTCAAATCCAAAGAGGTGGAACGGTGACAAGAAGAGATAAAGCGATTCTAGCTCTGGTCTGTGCTGCTGAAATCATCAACTGTGCAAAGGCTGGTGTGCTGAAAAGCCGGATCACTGACCTTGAAACGCAGCGGGACATTTACGCAAGCCGGGCGCAACACTGGATCGACCGGGCAGTAGAGGACGAAGAGGTTATAGATTCTATGCAGCTTCGCCTTGATGCGTTGGCCGACGGAAAGGTTAAGCTGGAAGATGCAGGAGTGTTTTTCTGCACGGCCTATTGCACAGAGCAATACCCGCATATCTGCGGAGAGGGTCACGGAATCACAGCCAGCGGCCAGCCGATACAGGCGGGCGTAACCGTGGCGGCGGATCAGGCGATCTTTCCGTATGGCACGGTTTTGTACATTGAGGGCGTAGGAATCCGCATTGTGCAGGACAAGGGCGCGGGAGTGCAGGGAGCGCACATTGATGTTGCCGTTGACACCCATGAGAACGCGCTTGCGTGGAGCGGGTACGGTGAGCATCGGGTGTGGATTTTGAAAGGAGAATAAATTATGCCGAACTGGGTAGAGGGAAAATTGAAAGTCCGCGGGAAACCGGAAGATATTAAGCGGTGGGTGGAGGAATGCCTGCATTGCTACACTACGAACTGGCTGGGCGACGGCGCACACACGGAGCTTGTAAAGGGTGCTGTCCGATTTGAGCACGACCCCGACAGCGAAGAAATGTATCTGTATGTAGACAAGAGTGCTCATATCGAGGGGACGAGAAGAAACTTCATAGAAAAAGGCGAGTATGTGGACTTCTGCGAAGAGGGCAAGAAGTCGATCCTCGTTGTGAACATGAAAGCTGCATGGAATATCGAAGAGCAGCCCTATATTGAAATGTCCAAAAAGTACAACTTGGATTTTAGAGTGTATGGCTATGAAATGGGCATGGAGTTCAACAAGGAAATCGAGATCGTAGAGGGCGAGATCGCAACGTATCGGCTGATCCAATTTAAGGACTACAAGTGGGAATGCCCCGACCCGAAACTTGGAGGGTGAGCGGAATGACAAAAGAAGAAACTATTGCAGCAACAATGGAAAGAGCATATCGCGCGGGCGTGATCGGGCGAGCCGAAATGTTCAAGATCAAGATTATGCTCATTGTACACAACGCCTACAAGTTTCAGGGCTGTGCGCAGATTTACCGCAATTACTTGCCGCAGCACATCGCAATCCATGTTCGGAAACAGTACCTTGCTGAACTGAACAGAAAAAGAAAGGGTGGACGAAATGCGCAGGGCGATAGCCATTGATTTTGACGGGTGCATTTGTCAGAGCAAATACCCGGAGATCGGGGAACCAAACTGGCACGTTATCGAGGAAGCCAAGAAAGAACAGGAGGCGGGTGCTGGCCTGATCCTGTGGACTTGCAGGGCGGGCAAGGAACTGGACGCAGCTATTGCAGCCTGCAAAGAGTGGGGCCTGAACTTTGATACCGTGAATCAGAGCTTGCCGGAGTGGATCGAAGCGTGGGGCAGCGATTCCCGCAAAGTTGGCGCAGATGAATACTGGGACGACAAAGCGGTGATCGCGGACACGACCTGCATCCTGCGGAGTGCCACCTGCTACCAGAGGAAAAACAAATGAATTTGCCAGATAAAAAATACACCGCGATCTATGCTGATCCTCCGTGGTCATATCGCCAGTGTGGAACCGGCCCAAAGAGCCGGGGCAATGCCGCGCAGCATTATAACACCATGACGACGGATGATATATGCGCCCTGCCGGTTAAAAACCTTGCGGGGGGGGGGTCGGTGTGCTTCATGTGGGCGACATTCCCACAGATAGCCGATGCCCTGCGCGTCATGGAAGCATGGGGTTTCGAGTATAAGACCTGTGCCTTTGTGTGGATCAAGAAGAACCGGAAGAGCAACACAAACTTTTTGGGCATGGGAGCGTATACACGAGCGAACGCCGAGATTTGTCTGCTGGGGGTAACGCCCGGATTCAAACCAGCGGCGCAGATCAAGAGCCATGCAGTACGTCAAGTTATAGAGTCCCCGGTAGAGGAACATAGCAAGAAGCCGGAAGAAACAAGGCGGCGGATTGTGGAGCTGCTGGGTGACGTGCCGAGGATAGAACTTTTTGCCCGCCAGCGGTCGCCCGGATGGGACGCATGGGGCAATGAAATAGGTGAACAAGATGAAAAGTGAAAAAGCAGTTATGCCGATGCGTAGCGTCAACGCAAACCCCGGAAAGTATGTCAGCATCATTACGAACTTTGGCTGTCATTACACCTGCCCGGAGTGCATCGTAAGAAACAATGGGCTGAAAATGAGCGAAACAGACGATTTCAGCACACAGGAACCGCTCAACAAGGTGCTCTGCAAGGAAAGGCCGGAGTGGGTTTCAGTGTCCGGTGGTGGCGATCCGCTGTTCCATTGGAAAGATCATTGGTCATTCTACGAGGGCCTTTTCTATACGGCAGAACGGCGAAACGTCAAGTTGGAAATGCACACGAGCTATCTCCCGGATAGCCCGGAAGTGCAAGACTTCCCGCTTAATTGGTTTGAACGAGTGGTGTACCACGTCCATAAATTCGACGATCTGCTCCACGTTAAAAGAAAGTTCGGTGAGATAGTCCGCGTGGTATTTGTCGTTGACGACAATATGACCGAACAGGATGTGCTTTTCATCGCAGGTTATGTGGCGGGCAGCAAAGAGATTGACGAACTTTCTTTCCGCCAGCGGGTAGATGAAAACTACAAGGAAACCTACCACCTCCACGATTTGCTGACGGAGTATCACAAGAAGCTCTGGTGGTACATTACCCAGTGCGATTATAACCTCTACTTCCATAATGGCAAGGTGTACACGAAGTACACTGATATTTTTACGGAGGGCAAAGAGTGACACAGTATTGCCGGTATTGTTCTCTGGCGGTTCTGAATGACGACGATTTGATTTACTGCGAAGCCAAAGACGAAATGCGAGAGGGCAAGCAGATAAGAAATCCGAACAAGTGCAAGCACTTTGAGTTCAACCCGGTGGACGTTCTGGACGAGAACAAAAAGTATAGACCGAGAAAACCGAAGAAGAAAAACATTGAGGGGCAGGTGAGCTTTTTATAAACAACTGGAAACCAAACCTGCCCAGATCGGACCCCACCGCAGCTTTCGCCCGTACATAAGCACATGAGCGAAAGCGAGGAAATATGATCTTTTTCATCATCGGAGTGCTGGCCGCGTTGGTTGCGCTGGCCGTCCTGCTCCTGTCCGAAGAGGGCAAGGCCGCAGCATTTATTCCCGGCGTGGTCGCCGTTATCCTGATCGGTGTGTCCTGTGTGTCCTACGTTCCCACCGGCTACACAGGCATTGTGACAACATTCGGCAAAGTAGAAGATGGCACAAAGGATGCCGGTGTGGTGTTCAAAGCACCGTGGCAGTCCATCGTCAAGATGGATAACCGTGTTCAGGAAATGAGCATGGATTTGTCGGCGTTCAGCTCTGACATTCAGGAAGTTGCCACCTCTGTTGCAGTCGGCTACCGGATCAATCAGGCAAATGCCATGACGATTTATAAGTCAGTAGGCAAGAAGTATGAGGACACGCTGATTACTCCCCGTGTGCAGGAAACGGTCAAGGCCGTGGTCGCCCACTACGATGCAAGCAGTCTTATCTCGAACCGGGATGCCGTTGCATCACAGATGGACACGAAGCTGCGGGAAGTACTGGCAGAGTACAACATTGACTTGCAGTATATCAGCGTCACCAACTTCGACTTCACCGATACCTTTACGGATGCCGTTGAAGCCAAAGTAAAGGCCCAGCAGGAAAAGGAAAAGGCGGAAACCGATGCGGAAAAACGCCGCGTCGAAGCGCAGGCAACGGCGGACGCTGATTTGATCGCGGCCAATGCCGAAGCGGAGAAATCCAAGGTCGCGGCGGACGCGGAGCTGTACGTTGCCGAAAAGAAAGCGGAAGCAAACCGCGCCCTCAATGACAGCCTGAATAGCAATTTGCTGGAATACTACCGGATCACAAACGTCGATTCCCTCTGGAATGGCGAACTGCCTACATACGTTGGCGGTGATGGCAGTATTCCCATCATCAACGGGATCAACTGATTTTCTCCTACCGGAGCCGCCCGGCGCGGCGGCTCCATTCTGTGAGCATGGGGACAGGCCCCTACCGGTTCAAGCCCGGAAATGCCCGAAACTAACAGGAGGAAAGGACAATGCCGAAATACTTAGTCATGCTGCGGTGCAGCAGAGCAAGAAGCAACGCAAACCGCCATAGGCAGGAAACACCGGCCTATCTGCCGTACCGCATAGAAGCACCGAAAGCACTTGACGCAGCGGACAAGGCAAAAGAAGAAGCGGCCCTGTACTACCCGCAGTACCAGAAAATCCAAGTGGACAGTGTAACGGAGGTGCGGGACTTGTGAACAGGTACTACATCAGCGTTGCCGGTTGGAATGGTGCTGGCGTGACTGCGCCGTGCATCATCATCGGACAGGAATTTGAAGCGGAAACGGAACGCGAAGCCGGTGAAGCGGCGGAGAAATCCGCAGACGAACAGTTTCCCGGATATGCGCCGTTTGCAGTTATCAGAAAGGTGGTTTGAATATGAAACTTTCGGGAGTTACAAAGATGGTGAAACGACAGCTTGTGTGCAACGTCTTTCACAATATCAAGAGCGACGACTTTTATATTGGAACAGCATCGGCTATCTACTGTGCGACAGGCTTCCCGCTCCCGCTGAACCGCAGCCAAATGGGTGCGCTGCTGGGAATCAGCGAAGATACCATGATCGAAAAGGTGGTCTACAACGATTTTGATTGCGCATACAAAAGCGATCTTGAGGGGTTCAATCTGGACGACACGGTTAAGGGCGAAGTAGAAGTAAAGAAAATGGCCGTCGGCATTTACTACATGGGAGAAATCCTTATCCCGGTCACAACGGAAGATAAACACATGGTCGGCCTTATCTGCTGGTCACAGCTTGCACCGGTTGAGGATGAAATCAAGAACAACGGGTTTATCCGCTACTATCAAAGAAAACGCGCTGACGGAAGAACGTACTATGTGGTAAAAAATGGTATGAGAGTACGCGCTGCTGTCACGTCTTATTCCCTGAACGAATATGCAGAAGCGACACTGCAAGAGCTGGTCGCTATGCTGGCTGAAACTCACACCGGCGAACCGGAAGAGCATGAACAGACATTCGATAATCTGACGGATGAAGTGGAGAACGAAGCGAACAATGAAGATGTTTGATGCAGTATACAAATGCCGCTTGTGCGGTGAAGAATTTGTGGAATGCTCTACCAGCGGAGAAGAAAGTAACCGTAGCTTTGTAATGAAAATCATGTGCAGAGCGGTTGACTTGAAAGAACCGGAAGAGGTCATGGAACCGACAATCTACGCTTGTCACCCGTGCAGGGATGGAAGCTATGGAGTTGCCGACTTTCGGGGGTTCAAATTCAACGACAAGGAGAACGCAGAATGAGAAATAGACCCGGAATCTACGGCAGAGTTATGTGTCCGCCGTATACCGCCGAAGATGCAGAATTTTTGGCCGAGAGAAATAAAGTTCTTGAAGAAGCCGTGAACGGACTAGCGGCTGAAAATTTTGAATTACGGGAGGATAACCGGAATCTCAAAGAGAGTTACAGGTATTTGAGCGCGACTAGAATCGAGGAAAAAAAGGAGCTAAAGGAGCAAAGCGAAAAGTCGATTCTGCACAGAACGACCGTTGGCGTTACGCAATGGGTGATTTACTGGCTGAACGCTGCTGTAAAGGCGGGAAACTGGCTGATTGGTAGTTTGTTGGAATGAAATAGAGCGTTTCTGAGCGGAGGAAGAGAAATGCCGGATAAGTACATCAACGCAACGAAGCTGATCGAACGGCTAAAATGCGAGAAAAGAAGGGAAGTCGCGGAAGCGGCGAGCAATCCGTTTTCAACCGGTCCCGCGCCGGAAATCAGAATATCGCAAATCTATGACGGTGTTGTGTCTGTTCTGGAAAAGGAACCGGCGGCAAATGTGGTTCCGCGCCCTGCTCCAAAGTGGCCGATATGCCAGAATTGCGGTAGGCCAATGGTCTATTGTGGAGAAGAAAACACGGACGGAATTGTCTGGAAGCGGTATTCGTGCAAGGACTGTTATAACCAGTTTTGTGCAAGAAGGGTGATGGCAGGAGAAGAAACATGGCCGAAATGATAAGTAAGCAGCATTTATTGGAGCAGATCGACACGACGGGAAAAGGCTGCGAATATGAAGGCAAGGAATTTCTCGCATATCAAGAAGCAATGCTGGCCGTGGTGGAGTTGATCGAGAAAGAACCGACGGTCGAGAAAGAATACGATGTGATGTTTAGCGGGACAGAGCACATAGATTCACCGGGACCAGCACCGGTAGTTGGTTATAGAATCGCGGCGAAAAGCTGGGAAGAAGCTGTGCAAAAAGGTAAATTTTATGCAGAAATGCAGCACCCGGCATTTATTCCGTTTGCGTTTGCAGGGCCGGTAATTGAAGTGCCAAAAGAAGAACTTGAAAATTTGGAAACGGAGAAAAAATAATGGACGCAGTAAGAAAAGATGTTCGCCGTCTGGTAAACAAGGAGCTGGAAGCAGCAAACAAACGCTTCCCCCAGTTCGCCAGCCCGCACGAGGGACAGAATGTTGTTCGGGAAGAGCTGGAAGAAGCGGAACGGGCGATTGTGCCGCTGAAACTTTATATCGAAACCCGGATGTGGAACATGGTCAAGGCAAACCAGACTGTGCCGAAAGACGATTTCAAAGCCATTCGGGAAGCCGCAGTAAATCTGGCTGTCGAAGCAATTCAGGTGGCAGCAATGGCGAAGAAGTTTGAACACGGCCAGCGGAACAACTGGCCCGGCGCAAGGGAGGATAGTCATGGAGAAGAAAAAAACCGTGCCGGAAGTGGAAACAGTGACAATCACCATGAGCCGACCGGTGGCGGAAGCGGTAAAGACCGCCTGTGAGTGGTATCTGAGGTTGCACATGGGCCAGTTCTGGGATATGGCCGACGACCTCTGCATGGAAAAATTTTATTCCGATCTGGAAAACAATGTGTATGAGACGAACGAGCAGCGGGAGAATGCTTTTGACGTTGCCCTGCATCGGCGGGATACCATGCGGGAGGAAATGGAAAAGCTGTATAACCGTTGCGTTCTCCCTGCTCCAATTTCGGATGTGATGAAAATTCCGTACAGAGCGGAAATTGTATGGCTGGTCATTCGACACGCGCTGTCGTGGCACGACAACCCGGACGGTGTTGCAGGGTGCGTCAGCTATTATGCGCCGTTGAACCGCAGCGACCAGCCGCAGCCGAAAATCGAGCTGAAACTGAAAGGCAAAGGTGAAAATCATGGGTAGTGTCTTACAGGCAATCGGCATGATGCCGCTGAAAAAGAACATCCAGCACCCACGGGAGACAGACTGGAAGTTAAAAATCTGCCCGGAGTGTGGCCGGGAGTGCTGGTATCAGACCAACAACGCGAAGCTGGTTTTGCAGGTCAACCCGGATATGAAGTTTGTTTGCACGGAATGTGCGCTGAAAGCTGGGAGAAATTGAGATGGAACAGTTTACCAACACGGAAGAGCTGCTTCGGAGAATCCGGGAGAACGTGCCTGAAATTTTGGGCGGCGAAAGTAACCCGGACATGGAAGATGAAGTGGAACAGATCATGTGCGTGGTTGAGAACGCACCGAGGGTCGCCCCGGAGGGGGTGCGCCCGGTGGCGCACATCGCATGGAGAAAACGGCCCAAGCAGTTTGTCGTATATGATCCTGTTCCGACAAACGAGTGTTTGTACGATGGAAAGCCGGTTTATACACAGCGGGTTTTGAAACTCGAAGAATACACAGTGCCGTTTTGCTCTAACTGCGATCACCGTTTGGACGATTGCGCCGGGAGTTTTTGTCCAGTGTGCGGTTCGATTATAGAAGAAAGGCGCAGAACATGAAAAAAGAATGTTCCACCTGTGCATGGCATGACGGCTATACATGGGTGTGCTTCAACGGAAATTCTGAGTACCGGGCGGACTTCACCGACCCGGAAAATACCTGCCCTGCATGGGAAGAAAGGAAAGAGCAAAATGAAAAAACTTGAACCGGCGGAAATCCGCAGACTGGCCGCAATCGCCCTCTGGTGGCTGTGTGTTGGCATTGTGCTGTCAAACCTGCTGTCGGTGCTGCTGCAAAACCTGACAGAGTGGATCATGTCGCTTGTCTGAGCGGCCCGCCAAAGCCCCTATCTATATTATATAACCCGTCGTTAAATTGCCGCCCTGACGAGGCGGCAAGGGGCTTGTATACCGTAGATAAACTAAGGGACACACAGAGAGAAGAGCGCGGAGAGATGCGCTTACCTCCGGCGGGGAAAGGGAGTGCAGAGGGAAAACGAGGGCGGCGTTACAGCAGCCTACCGGGATAGAGAGCAAAGGGAACGCGGCCCGGTGTTTCCCCTCTGCATCGTTCCCCCTCTCGTGTTTGTGGCCCATGATTAAGAAAATTCCATGACGTTTGCGGAAAGGAGGACGTGGAGAATATGACCGGCGGCTTTAGAGTTCGGGAACAGAAATTTATCTGCGGTATGAATTATGCCACGGCCCCCTCTATGCAGGTGGACTTCTTCGAGGTGACAGAGCAGCAGCACAAGGCCAGCACCCGGAAAAAGAAAGAGCTTGCCACCAGCATTGCCAAGGAATCGTATAATCTGCGCAAGAGTGGTCGGTATTTGGAACTGCTGGCAAACCGGAACTTCCGGCCCGGTGACTATTCCGTTACATACACCTACAACGAAGAACACCACCCTGCGCCCGGTGATCTGCAACGTGCCGACCGGGATTTTTCCAATGCCATCAAAGCATTGTACCGTATCTGCGACAAAAACGGAATCGAACACCCGAAATGGATCGTGGTTTCGGAATACTGCACGATGGACGGGGACAAGCCGCTGGGCCGTCACCATCATCATGTTATCATGTCCCACCCGGCGGGGCTGACCCGTGAAATGGTTGAAAAGGCATGGGGTAAGCGCGGCAGATCGCGGTGCGAGCCATTGGAGTTTGACCACAACAGCATTGAATCCCTCGCAAAGTACATCACCAAGAATGTGCGCTGCAAACGTCACTGGCGGCAAAGCCGCGGGCTGAAACCGCCGAAGATGCCGCGCCCAAATGACGGGAAAATGAGCCGCACCCGGCTGAAAGACGTTTGCGAGAACCGGCTGGAAGATCGAGACTACTGGGAGAGGATGTACCCCGGCTATACCCTGCACCGGTGCGAGTGCATCATAACCGGCAACGCCACCCGCCACCTGATCGTGCGCCTGTACCGCAAGCCGGAACAGCGGAGGAATAGGAGGAATCAGCCTTGAACCGTTTGACGCTGGACGACCTGCCACCTAGATACCGGGCGCAGGCAGAAGCGCAGATCGCGGCCAGAAGCCGGGGAAAGTGCGCCTTGCCGCAGCCTGTCCCCGCCGCAGTTGCCACCGCTGAAAAAATCGGCATGGACTTTGACAGCCGGGGCGAGTACGAGTATTACATGGGGACGATTCTGCCCAAAGTGCAGACCGGGAAGATCGTGAAAGTGGAGCTGCACCGCACGTTCCTGCTCCTGCCAGAAAAAGAGTACGACACGGTGAAGCTCCCGGCGGTGCATTATACCCCGGATTTTGTGCTGACCTATGCAGACGGCACGGTTGAAGCCGTCGAAGTGAAATCGAAGTTTGTCCGGCGACAGCAGCGCGATTACATACACCGTCGCCGGATGTTCATTGACCTTGTGGCCGAGCCGCGGGGCTGGCATTTCATCGAGCATATCACCGCAGACACGGCGGCAGAGGTCAAAGCGTGGAAGAGTCTGGCAAAACAGAAAGGATGAAGAACATGGGAAAATCTATGCCGCCTGTTGAAGTGCGGAAGATGATGTACGAAAAGGCTGTCAACCGCTGCGTGGTCGCAAAGGGCGACACCATGAAGAACATGAAGCTCAACCGGGCCGCTGTGGAGCAGGTGGTGACGTACTGCGCCATCATTGCCGCGCAGAATCTTTTCGACCTTGATCGGGACGGGGTGGAACGCTGGCAGGCAGAGCTTATCCGGCGGAGTGAGGTGTACACGCTGGAAACCAACGTGTACGGCACACCGAAAGCACGGGAAAATCTGCGCAAGCGCACGGCCCCCAAGATGAAAGAGGACTTCACCCTGCCGGTCGAGAAGTGGCCGCGCAAAGAGTGGGAGAGGGTGCAGCTCTATGAACGCCGCGGCGCGGGTGATCTTGTGGCCCGGTTCTTTGTCGAGGTCATGGACGGTCTGGGCTACACCACAGAAGAAATCGCTGCCGCCCTGAAAGAGATACAGGGCAACTTCCGGCAGTTCCTTGAATGGTCGAAAGACGGCGAATATGTGGCCTACTACAAAATGGCCCAGTGCTATGAGCAGGCCACGGGTATAGAAGCGGCAATAGACGAAGAACCCGGCACGAAGCCGATCTTCGGGAAAGAAATCTGAGAGCTGACGGGCAGGAGGATAAACGCGGATGCAGAAAAAGGACACCGAACAAATTTTGCTCTACTATGGCAAGATCGAGAAGCAGCTTGATAGTGTCAACATGGAGCTGGCCGAGCTGCAAGACCGATACAGCCCGATCAAGGGCCTTGCGATGGACGGTATGCCACATGGCAGCACACCCGGCGACAGCACCGCGTCCCTTGCCGTCAAGCTGGCCGACAACGAAGAGTACCAGAACCGAGAAAATGAGCTGATTGTCCGGCGGGTCGTGCTGAAGTCGGATTTACAGGAAATCCGGCAGAAATTAGACCGCCTGAATGATGATTACAAAACGATCCTGAAAGGGCGGTACGTCTACGCTGACCGGTCGTTACAAAAAACGTGGGAAAGCATTGCAATTTCCATCGGCAAAAAGAAGATCACCGCGCAGAGGTGGAAAGACGCAGCTCTGGCCGTTCTGGGCGGGATGTTCGATGAAATTCCCATGATCGAAGAAATCCTCTCCCGCGCGTATGACGCGCGCGATTAAAAGGGCCGGTGTGCTGGGTATGCCGGGAAAGTGATAGAAAATCTACCAGAACCGGCAGAAACAGTCGCCCGGACAGCGGGCAAGGGAACAGCCCGGAAAGCTGTCTATAAAGGCAAGTTGGTAAAGCTCTATGCGCGTGTGCGATGAACCGCTTCCGCAAATCCTCCGAACCGCTCAGAAAAACAAACTTGCGAATACGCCAAAATAGAACGCCCTCGGCGGGTAACTCCGTCGAGGGCGTTAGTTTATATTATCACTCACCAAAACGCACTGTAAAGCCGTCCAGCGGGTCACAGTGATGCTTTTGAAGCATGGCGTTGATCTTCTTGTCCTGTTCGGTGCGATCCGGCGCGGTCACGGTGTAGGGGTGGCCGGGATCGTCCTCGTCATAGACGGCGGTGCAGCCGTGCGGAACAGAGAATGTGCCACGGTTATAGGGGTCAAAGTAAATGTCAAAGTCGAATTTCCGACGCAGGTACTTGTCTAGCATGAAAGAGCTTTTGTCCAGATCGGTGCAGAGCCGATACCCGGCGGGATCGTCAATCCACAAAAGCACGTTGCCGCCAACAAGAGCGCGGGCGGAATCCTCTGAAAGAGTGCCGCTGTACACCTTGCCATTGAACAGGCTGGACAGGATGCCGAACAGCTCTTTTTGTGCCGTGGCGGGAAGCTGCTCGATGCGGTCAACAGCAGTTTCAAAATCTACGCCGTCCAGCTTGTACTTGATTTTGCTGGGATTGTGGATGAAATCACCGGGCATAAGATTAAGCTCCATTGCAAGGCGGTACTGGTGCTTGCAAGGCCGGGTGTGGCTACCGCAAACACAGCCGTTCGGCACGTCCAGCGTGACAACGTAGTTGCCGTGTCTGCTGCTGAAATAACCGGTCTGACCGTCAATGCAGGTCGGTGTCATGTCGGCTTTGAGGGCGGCAAGGTAGCTTTTGAGCAGCGGACCGTCCGAAACGGTGGGAATGTGGTTCACCCATTCTGGAACCCTATTTTCGTCGGGGGGGGGGTAACATTACGACACATATTTTCACCTCGTTGTGTTCTTTTTTGCGTGTGGCCGGGGCGTTCCCGGCTGGCGCAAAATCTCCACTTCAATGATAACGCAAAACGCGAATAAAAGCAACAAAACGAGAAAAGAAAATCCCCGGCGGGATGCCCGCAGGGGATGGAAGAAATTCGTGTTCAATTCGTGGGAATCGTGAACGTGCTGACCGGGATTCGTTCGGTGACGGTGAATGTGTAAGTGCCGGGGCTGGTTTCGTGGCCGGAAACATCGACGTTCTCCGGCGCAAGGTGATGAACGGTGCAGAGCCGCATTTTTGCATCCGCTTCCAGCACCTTTAACCGTTCGGGGGAAGTCGTGCTTTCCTGCTTGAAGTATTCTTTAGTCATTTCTTCCTGCATCTGGTTCAAGAGCTGGCGGACAAATTCGTTGGTTTCGCTGGTCATGTTTCGTTGTCCTCTTTCGGTTCGTTCTTCTTGAAGATGATCTTCGGAACGGTGGGCAGCTCACCCTGCTGTTTCATGTATTCGCTGATCTCGTTCGGCAGACCGACCGGAAAACCGTTTTCATCCAGCGGGCCGTCATAGCCGGAAAAATCTACCACATGAACCGTGGGCGGCTGGCGGAGCGTCTTGTAATACTGGCCGTCGCTGTAATTTACATCGGTTACATGATCCCACCACGCAATGTCGCCGTGTTCGTTCTGGGCGGCTTCCATAGCTGCGCGGGCTTGCTCTTCGGTGAATCCGTCAAAGGTCAGACGGGAATCGTCGGCAAATTCGGCGACAACACGCCAAGGCGCGAAAAACTGGGCTTCGTTCACAAAAAGACCTCCTTTTTACGCATTTTGTAAAGCATAGTTCAATCTCTGGCACGAAAAATAGAAAATTCGTTGATGAAAGTATAACACAAAAAGCCCCGGCGGGGAACCGGGAGCGGAGATTCAGCGGGCCGGTCGCCGCTGAAAAGTAAAGCCGGGGTTACGTTCGGTCATTCGTGCAACAACCTTGTCCGCCTGATCTTTCGTGAACCGGGGCGCAAAAACTTTGTTCATGCCGCGCCTACCGCCCCACGGGTCGCAGAGGGTGAAATGCTGATCTCCAGGGCCTTTGCAGTAGATGAAGTAGTAAATCGTGCTGGCCGCGGGCATATCGGGGTATCTGCGGGGCGCGGAACGTGCGGCGACATCGACAGAGAACGCGGACAGCATCGCACACCCGAAAAGGTGGGTGCAGCAGTTCGTTTTGCGGTCGAAGATCGCGGCTCCGTCCAGATCGCGCCCGTCTGCCGCATACTCCTTGACAAGATAGGAAATTCGTGTGCGGGCTTCGGCGACGGTGCGGAAACTCATATCTTCATCGGTGAAATCGGCGGAAGCGCAGGTGATAACCTGATACCGGTGGTTCGGATCGTATTCACGCATGGTTTGTATCTCCTTTTCGTTTCGTGGTAGCCTTGCGGCTGGGGCTGGGCTGCTTTACGGTGCAACCCGGCTAGAGTATCCGTTTTATGCGTTGAGTTGTAAAAGCGTGGCTTTCGTGGGGATCAGATGCCGTGCAAGGGTGTCTGTGTAACTCGCTTCGCCCTCGTAGCTGTCCACGATCTTCTGCTCTGCCTTGCTCATGTCGTGATAGGATTTCTTGCCGTAGGACGGCGGCAACCATCCTTTCTTCTGGCTGGCGAACAGGTTAAATGACTTCAAAATGTCGTCATTTGAAAACTCAATGTGGCAAGTGCCTTTTTTGTAAAACGTGGCGGTGAAGTAGTGGAATTGCACTTTCTGGCTCTGTCCGGCTTCCCCGGCAGCTTTCAGTGTGGCCCGGAGATCATCACCGTTGTACTTCTTGCCGTTCGTGTCCAGATAGTGCAAGGTGCGTTCAATTCGTGACAGGCAGCTTTCCGCGTTCCAACTGGGTTCAAACCGCCCAGACCAATCGCTGAACGCTTGACACCGGAAAATCACTTTCTTGCCGACTTTGTACGCTTCGTTCGTACACCAGCCGTTGTAGTAGTGGACGTTCTTCGAGTATTCGGAATTGTAGTGCAGATTCGTCCAGTCGTCGAACAGTTCCACGATCTCGCTTTCGATGCCCTGCACGATGTTGGCGGACATTTCTTCCCGGATCGTGAGGATGTTGTAAGGGCTGAAATCGTAGTCAACCAGTTCGGAAACGCGGTTGTGATATTCGTCCTGCATCGCTCTGGTTAAGTTGTCCCGGATTTGGGGCAGGTCAAAGAGCTTTTGCCAGTACAAGCCGCGCAAGCTGCGGATCGCTTCGTTATAGCTCTTGTTGAAGTTCAGCACTTCGGTTTCCTTGTCGTCTGCGGTAGCAGCAGAAAACAGGCTCTTGATTCCGTTGTACTCTTCGTAGATACGGCGGATGCCCTCGGCGGCGGCGTTGTACCGTTCCACCGCGGCGGCGATGGGATCAGCAGACACCAGCGCGGCAAGCTGTGGATCGGCTTTCATGTGGTCGGTCATTTCGTTGTTGAGTTCCAACCGGATTTTGCTTACTGGCTCCTTGTCGGGAATGTCAACGGAGATCAACGCCACTTCAACGCGGGCGGCGCGGCGGGCGTTCTTGAAAGCGTCCGGGATGTATTTGATCTGGGCGTTGAGTTCGTTTAGCTTCTGCGCCAGCTCTTTCCGCTCGTTCGTGTAGGGATTGCGGATCGTTTCGGCGTTGAGCAGACAGCGGATTTTGCCGCCGTCTTTCATGATCTCTAAAGCCTTGAGCAGGTGAGCAGCACCGGCGGAAAAAGGCGGGTTCATGATGATCGCCGCGTATTTCTTCGCGGGGCGGAACGTGAGAAAATCGTCATGCACCACGCGGAAACCGTCTTTCTTCAGTTTGGCGCGGAAGTCGCTGGACAGTTCCACACAGTCAAGATCAAACTCTTTCGCCTTGCTCGTGCTGTAACGGTCAAGCTCTCCCGTTTTGGGATCGTGCCGAATCTCTGCAATGGCGTGAATCTGGCGGGCCAGTGCGCCGTCACCGGCAGAGGGTTCAAGGATGGGCTGCGGCAGGTGCTTCCAGCCGTATTTCGTGCTTTGCAGGCTGTAAGCCATTTCCCACGCGAGATTGTCCGGGGTAGGGTAAAAGTCCCGGCTATCGTTCGGGGTCGTCATGGTTCGTTCTCCTTTTCGTGTTTGATTCACCCCGGCGGGGTGTTGGGATCGGGTCGCTTTGCGGTGCGGCCCGTCAAGGTATCCGTTTCACTGCTGGGCTAAAATCGTGCTCAACCATGTGGAAGAATCAGCGCAATCAACCATTTTCGCAAAGTAGCGGCCCGTTACAAGCTGGAACGCATATTGCGTGGTGTAAGTGCCGCTGTACATTTCCCGGCTGCAAAACTCTTCGATGTTGTTCCGGGTGTGCCAGTTGCGCGGCGGCAGCGCGTTCAGCGCGTCCTCATAGTCCTGTTTTGTGATCTCGACCATTTCCGGGGTGAGCAGTTTTTCCCGCTCAAAGTCCAGCCATTCGCCGTAGGTCATGACGGCATAAGAGCGGGCCTTTTCTTGCGCAAGGCGGCTTTCCCAATATCCCCGGTCGCTTTCGTAGTCGCCGGACTCGATGATCTGGGTGATCCGCTGGATGCTTTCGGCGGTGCTCTTCCGGGCGGCGTTCAACACCTCTTCGGCGGTGCGGGGCGTGGGCCAGCCGGACACGGTGAAAGCGTAGATATGGACGTTGGGAACATCCACAACAACAAGTTCGTTCTTCTCTTCGTTGGCGGTCATGGTATAATCTCCTTTTCGTTTTCGTGATTCACCCCGGCGGGGTGTGGGGCTGGGCTGCTTTGTGCGGTGCAACCCGGCTAGAGTGTCCGCGCTGGAATCATGCCAGCACACCGGCGGCGATGCTTGCAAAGTCGAGCTGTTGGACACTGGGAACCATTTCGGGCTTGCTCTGCTCTTCTTCGAGTTCGTGCAAGGCCATCACAAAGGCGGCTGCTTCCCGGTCGCTGCTGATAAAGTCGTGCATCTTCTGCACCCACTGATCCACCAGCGCATGAAACGCGGGGTCATTCTTTGAACGGTTGTCAAACTCTTTCACCGCTTCCCGGTATTCGTGGCTTTCGTCGTCATCGTGAGAGCGGTACAGCCGGGAATAATGCTCACCAAACAGCTTTTCGAGCTTGTCCAGATCGACGACCGGGGCGGCGGGCTGCTTCTTTGCTTCCTCTACGGCGGTTCGTGCGGTGCGCCACTCAGCAAGGGCGGCGGCTTGTCCGGCGCGGTCGGTTTCGGGAACAGCAATAAAGCGGTTCATTGCATCCCGTGCGGCCTGTTCTGCCTTTTTGACGGCATCCGGGGCGGCTTTCGTGGTGCGGGGCTTTTTCACGGCCTTTTTCGTGGGCAGCGGTTCAACGTGAACCAGTTCGGGAAGTTCGTGGTGCTCTTCAACGACGACCGGCGCGGGGCGGACGGTTTCGGCTGCTGCTTTTTCGGCGGCTTCCTTTGCGGCTTTCGCGGCCTTGCGTTCTGCTGCAAGCCGCTTGTTGTATGCGATGATCTCCGCCGTGGACTTGAACCGGGCTTGCGGGGCGGGCTTGCTGCTTTCAACCTGTAAGCAACTGAAAAGATGGGACTTCGTAGGGTAGTAATGCGGATCGGGTGCGGCTTCCTTGCCCTCTGCCGCGGCCTTTTCGCGCTGCTCTTTGCTGGGCTTCGTGGTGTACTTCCACAAGTAGCTTTCAAGCAACGCTTTTTCGCCTTTCTTGACACTCTTGCCCTCTTTCTTCCAGAAGTCGAACGTGTGCAGTTCGTCCGCTGCAAACATGATCTCAATGTCCGCGGCGGTGGCGGGCTTTTCGTTGCCGTCCTTGTCAACGATCTTGCAAGATGCAGCAACGGCGGCGATCTCTTCCGGGGTGTGGTGTGCGGTGGCGATCTGGTGCAGCGTGGCCGGGTCAAGACGTTCGGCGGCGGCGCGGATGATCTGTTTATTCGTCATGGTAAATACTTCCTTTCGCGTTTCGTTTTGTGGATCGTCCCGGCGGTGTGCCGGGGGAATGGGATCGGGTCGCTTTCGTTCGGTGCGGCCCGTCAAGGTATCCGGCGGGGTTCAATCTTCGGTTTCGTCGCAATCGTGGCAATACAGCGCGTCAATAACCTTGTCGTCGCTGAAATCGTCCGGGGTTCCGTTGGCATCGACCACAAGATCGATCCGGTCAAAAATCCGCAAATCGGTTTCGCCGTCCACCAGAAAATACCAGTCGTCGCCGTCCAGCGCGTCACTGCACCAGACTTCAATCTGGTTTTCGTTGGTGGCGGTCATGCCTTGCACAATGGCCGGGGCGATGTACCGCCCCAACGGGCCGACGGTGTAGGGACAGGCGGCAGCGGCGCGGGGTGCGCTGGACAGCAGCGCGGCGGCAAGTGCGGCGGCGGTCAAGATTCGTTTCATGGTTTACGCTCCTTTTTCGTTTTGTGGTGTGGCTTTTCGTGCTTTTCCCCGGCTATTGTCGGGGCGTGGGATCGGGTCGCTTTTTCGTGGTGCGGCCCGTCAAGGTGTCCGGGGGTCATGCGTAAATTTCATTAAACACTTCGACGGCGTTCCATTGCACCGCCTTTTCACGCTGGGCAGCTTTCGCGGCGTTCTGGTCGCCGCCGTTCGTCCTCAATGCGTTATAGAACACATCAACAAGGGCGGACTTTTGCCGCTCCCGCTCCCGCCATGCGTCCAACTGTCCAGCGTCGCAAACTTTGACGGCCCACGATTCATAGTGGAGCGGCGACAGCGTTTCAAGGTGTAAACCCTTGCACCGGTTCAGCGCGGCGGTGATCTTCCCGGCATCCTCATAGGTTGCCGCGTCGATGATATAGCAATCGACGGCGGCGCGGGCTTGCTTCTCGATGCTCCACCCGTGGCGGGCTGCAAGCTGGTTAATTTTGCGGTCAAGTGCTGTCATGGTTCAAAACCTCTTTTCTGTTGATTCACCCCGGCGGGGCGGTGGCATAGGGTTGCTTTTTGCGGCAGCGGTGCAGCCCTTGAAAGTGTCCGCTTGACTTTACCGGCGAAAGCTGGTAAAATCATTGCAAGATCGGGATGCGAAAACCTATCTTGCAAGCCTGTCACCCTTTACCGGGTGGCGGGCTTTTTCTTTTGCCATTCGGCAAGAAGAGCGGCCCAAACTGCCCGCTTGACGGCTTTCGGCAGCTTGAAAAACTCTTTATTCATGCTTTTCACCTCTTTTCTGGTTTGATTCACCCCGGCGGGGTGTTGGGATCGGGTCGCTTTCAGCGGTGCGGCCCGTCAAGGTGTCCGGCGGTTCATGCGGTGTAGTGGTTCGCGGCGGCGAAAGTGTCCAGATCATCGGCGGTGTCAATCGCGCCCATCGGTTCGCCGTTGCGATAAACAACGTAGTACGGGCCATAATCGGCGGCTTTCATGATCGACCCGTCGGGGGTCGTCCATGTTACGGCGCATTCGCCGGATTCAATCGCGGCGATCTTTTCGGAAAGTTTCATGCGGTTTGACCTCTTTTCTGTTTTGCGGTGTTTCGCTTGCTGTGGCTATATCATAGCATGATTCATGCAATGTGTCAAGCATGAATCATGCAATTTTACGAAATGCACAAAAAAGCATGATTCATTCCGTCAATTTTTGCATGGTGCATTCCGGGAAAATTTGATATAATGAGGACAGGCAGAAAGAGAGGTGACAAAAATGCCGCTCACAGACAAGAAAAGAATAACGAATGACCGTTATTTATCAAAGTTTGCGACAAAATCAATTAGAATCCCGAAAGAAATTGAAGAGGATTTGAACACCGCCGCCGCCCACGCCGGGGAAAGCGTGGCGGGGTATATCGTGAACGCCACGCGGGAAAGAATGGCCCGCGATGGATTCCAGCCGCCCAACGTGGACGACAGCAGCACCGGCGGCGGGTGATTCCAGCCGCCCGAAAAATTGACGCGAAAAAAGAGGTAGACACGGCCCGCGCCGCGTTTACCTCTTTTTTGTTGCCCGTTTTCCGTGGGGCGATTTTTCCGGGGCGTTTTCCGTGGGCGGCTTTTCCGTGGATCACACCCCGGCCCCGCCGCCGGTGTGAAGATCGCACCCGCCCGCCGCTGAACGCTGGACAGGCCACACCCCGCCGCCGCCCCGCGCCGGGCCGATGATGCCCGCGCCGGTAGGAGATCGCCCGCCGCCGCGC